GCTTTAGAATTCAATCTGAAGAAACTATTACATCTGACTTTGTATTTGTTAGAGCACGTAATGCAGAGTTTAACTATTCTACTAACCCTTCATTGATTACAGGTTCTGGAGAAATTAGACATAATGTAATGATTGACTCACCTCAATCATATATTACAGCAGTAGGTTTATACAATGATAATAACGATTTGTTAGCAGTAGCAAAATTATCTAGACCTCTATTAAAAGATTTTTCTAAAGAATCATTAGTTCGTATCAAGTTAGACTACTAATGAATGAGTGCATACAAGAAACTAAATCGTCAGGATGTTTACGTAACTGATTATGTAGCTAAGAAACACTGGTATGCAACAGGAAGCTACATTACAGACTACGGAATAGAAACTTTAAGAGGATTTTCTGGTTCAACACCAGGATACCCTTACCCTTCTGACTATAGAAATAATCGCTACGAAAAATTAGTATATAATAGCGTACACCAAAGCTTCTACGGTAACACATCTGGTTCACTAGACGGATATACTACTTACTCAGGTTCGTTTGATATTTCACCAACAACTACGTTAGAACTATCAAGATCAAGATTTGAAACGAATGAGGTAGGTATAATTTCTATTCCAAGAGACGTTATGGGAGTAGGAATCGAACCTGGCACAGTTCATATAGAGCATTTCACTGAATCTGTAGATAAGTATTGTTCAGATGCGTACGTTAGCGATGCTAACACAGGCGCTAATTTATTTGTAGAAGACATTAAATATTGGTATAACTCAGCTCCTATAGATACTGGCAGTTACTTAATTAGTGAAAGTAATTATGTTGATGAAAGCACTGAACAGTATATGATAGAAACTACCGGGTCTATGCAACACATACCAATCATAGACGATGGAGAAGGAAGATTACTAATATCAGGCTCTGATAGTGTTTGGACATTACCTACAAGGTATGTAGGAGATATAATATACAACCAAGGTTTAATTATATTTAATGATGAGGTAGTAGCTAGATATTATTCGACATATTCTAGACATAAAGTTACCTGGAAATCAAAACAACCTATTTATACATATAACATTCACTGTACGGTTAAAGAGTCTGAACTAAACCATACCTTTAATCCATCAGCACTAACAGGATCTGATAATACTGTTCGAGATAACATATCAGGAAGTACTTTTAGACCTTACATATCGGCTGTTGGATTATATAATGAAAGTAACGAATTGATTGCTTTAGGTAAACTAAACAGACCAATTCCAAAATCAGAGAATGTAGATATGACATTCGCAATTAAAATAGATATATAATGTCAACAATAACGTTTAGAGCAAATAAAACAGAAGCATTGACTTATTCAGAAATGGATAAAAATTTTGGTTCTTTTTTCTATTCTAGTTCTCTGTCTGGAAACGGACAACAATTAACACTACACTATACAAGTAGTCAAAATGTACCTATAAATTCAGGTTCAGTTTCGTATTCACTTATAAAAGGATTACAGGATGCAGGTCTAAACAGAAGAGTCGCAGCATTTTCAGGTTCTTCTACTATTATTACTATGCCTGGATTCGTAGTTGATGAAAGTGGTAGTGTAGGTATAAAGGTTAATGAATCAGGTTCTTCTCTTCCGCTATCATACGCGTTAGACGTATCAGGTAGTATAAGAGCATCTGGTACAGTTTTTCAAACATCTGACGAAAGATTAAAAGAAAATATTTATATAATAGATAATGCTTCTGATAGATTAGAGGCTATTGATGGAGTATACTATAACTGGAAAGAAAAGAACGAAAAGAATGTAGGAGTGCTTGCACAACAAGTACAGAAAGTTCTGCCAGAAGTTGTTTCTGAAGATAATGATGGCTATCTTAATGTAGATTACGGTGGTCTTGTTCCTTTGTTAATAGAAACGATTAAAGAGCATAAAAGTATAATAAACGATTTAGAGAAAAGAATTTCTCAATTAGAAGATAAGTAAAATGGCTATAACGTTTAGAGAGACAAAAGGATCCCCGCTAACACATACTGAACTTGATCAGAACTTTAAAGAGTTCTTTTTTAGCTCATCGTACATTGGTGAAGCAGCTAGACCTTACGGGGTAACATTATTCCAAAGCAAGTCTCTAAATAGTGGTACTGATATTTTCTTTCCACAAGCTATAGGAAATAATTACCAAATTCAAATAAAATCAGGTTCAAGTAACGTATCATCATCGTTTCTAACTGGTTCAAGCAATTTTCAGTTTAACTATGATAGTAATCATTTATCTATATCAGGTTCTGGAGAACTATCAGGAAATCTAGTTGTACTAGGAACTGTAACTGCTCAAGAGTTCAAATCAGAATTAATAAGTTCATCAATTTTATTTGATTCTGGTTCTTCTTTGTTTGGTAACTCAGCAGACGATACTCATACATTTACAGGAAGTGTAAGAGTTTCTAACGGCATTACAGGTTCTTTACTATCTACAAACGGTGTGCTATCTAGTTCAGCACAAATAGCTACAGATATATCAGGGTCATCTACAACACTCAGTTCATCTTTAGCAGTTGATATTGCCGTTAATTCAGCTACGTCAGCTTCATTGCAGTCTAGAGTTACATCAAATGAGACGTCTGTTAGTAGTTTAAATAGCAACTCAGGTTCTTACTTACTTAATACTAGTGATACATTAAATGGAGATTTAACTGTTACAGGTACTTTAACTGCTCAACAGTTCAATACTGAATACGTTACATCATCTGTAATTCTTCAGTCTGGTTCGACTCAATTTGGTGATAGTGCAGATGATATTCATACATTTACAGGGTCAGTAAACATATCTGGTAGTACGACTATGCAAGCTCTACAGGCAGATGTTATTACTGCAACAACTATTAATGCAACTGTATCTGGTAGTATTGATCAAGCAACTACAGCTTCTTTTTCAAACACTTCAGTATCAGCTTCGAATGCAACTACTGCGTCAACAGTTAACTTCAATGGAGGATTAACTACAACATCTGATGTACAATTTGACAGCTTTGGTGTAGGTACTGCTGCATCTGGTACTACTGGTGAGATAAGAGCTACAGGAGACATAACTGCGTATTATTCTTCTGATGAAAAACTTAAGGATAACATCACTCCTTTAAGTGATGCAATAAATAAAATAAATCAAATTGGAGGATATGAATTTGATTGGAATAGCAATTCTAGCCATAGCGGTCACGATGTTGGTGTTATCGCTCAAGAAATCGAAAAAGTGCTGCCAGAGGTAGTAACAACAAGAGATAATGGCTATAAAGCAGTTCGTTATGAAAAAATCGTCGCGTTATTAATAAATGCTATTAAAGAGCAGCAGTTACAGATAGATGAGCTAAGGTCAAAGCTCTAGCGACAGAAACCAATTAATATGGATATGACATACCCGTCCTGGACTTACCAGGGTAGGATCTTCAACGATATATCAGACTTTCCACAAGGAACTTACGGCTTTATTTATGAGGTTTTTCATAAACCTTCCGGCTTGAAGTATCTCGGTAAGAAAGTTTTGTTTTTCGAAAGGAACAAGAGATTAGGAAAAAAAGCTTTAGAAGCTTTAAAAGAAGAAAGAAAAGCAAAAGGTATCGGAGGACGTACCCCGCTTAAACAAAAAGTAGTAACCGAATCAGACTGGAAAGACTATTACGGTTCACACCCAAAAATAAAACAATTAGTAACAGACTCAAAGGATCTTAGAAGAGATTTCGAAAGAAAGATATTAGATTTTGTACCTAATAAAAAGCTTTTAACATATTATGAGTGTAAACACCTATTTATAAATGACGTCCTAGAGACATATAGTCATCAATATATTAATGATAATATACTAGGAAAGTTTTATAGAAAAGATTTTAGCAATGAAACTAACTGATATACTTCTTAACGAGTACGAAGATACTAAAATAGAGTTGAAAGGCGAAATTATTTTACCTGTCGACAAAGAAGTTGCTCTTCAGGCAGAAGATAAAGAGTATAACAGAGGTTTACTTGTTACTAGTAATAAAGATAGAAGCTATGATGTAGCTTATTGGGCACAAGATTTAAAACCTTACCCAATTGAAGTTATTATTGACGGCAAGTCTGTATCAAAAGACGCTAAAATAATAAAACTTCAATATCACCCTGAAATGAAAACAGATGATTAGAATAAAAGAACTTATCGGATTCCCTTCACTACAGTACCATATAGATAATGGACTGACATTACATGAGAATGTCTACCGTTATAACTCTGAAGCGTTTATACAACTATTTGCTGAAGCAAGAGACGCTTGGAGAGACGGGTATATTACGTTAAATGAAGAAGATGAGAAGCTTTTAGAAACTACTGATATAGGTGAATACGGAGATTATAATGGAATGAAGGTACCACTAGACTTACCTATGGTGTCACCTGATAAGAATGCTTTATTTGAAATAGGCTGCATGATTGATGAAATGATCGAAAACGAGGAAACGATTGATGAAGCTATGAGTATAGATGAAATGATAGATTATGATCTTGTCAAAGAACTTGTAGAATCAATCGGCGGTACTATCAATATGGAAGCATTTAGAAAAGCTGTAGAGATTCAAAACGAAACATTTGACTACTCAGGATTCGATATGCTAAAAGCATCTGTAGATTATATTCCTGAAGCAGAGTATAGAGGTAAAAAAGTACAACTTAAC